ATAACATTAAACCTAGTAGGTGGTGGTCAACTTAGATTGCCTAAAAGAATGATAAGAGGGTACTACAAAGATTTTCTTAATAGCGGTATTAAAGTTCAGGTAGCTAATCCTGATAAAGAATACGAAGTTAGAGAATCTTTAATAGAGATTCAATATCTTATGGATCAGAGGAGTTAAGCATGAGTAAAGTAATAGGCAAGATAACCAATGACGATATGGCTACACATTCATTAGTACCATATTTATTTGATGAAGGGCATTTTAAGACTAAGCAAGAGGTTTTAGATCAATGCATAAGGGCAAAACATGGAGAAAATGTAAGGTCAGCACAAACCCTTAGACAGCGTACAGGAGATGTTTTAGAAAACCCTTTAATAATAGAAGTAGCTAAAAGATTAGGACTTAGCGATGTTGAGGTTGAGGTTACTGAAAAGGTAGTACATCCATTCTTACCATTAGAAGGATCATTAGATGGCATAGGCTATGCAGATAATCTTTTAATTAAACCTGATATAGAAAATGGTATTTATACTATTGGTTCTTCTCAGGTTTTATTAAATGGCAAGATGCCAATAGAGGTTAAATGTTCTAGCCAATTTCCTACAGATGAACCGCCTAACTGGTTAGGTGTAATGCAATTAAAAGCAGCTATGTCTACGATACAAGCTGAAGCTGGAATTTTGGTCATTTTATGGCAAAGCACAGACCTTCGTATTTACATATACCAAAAGGATTATGAGTTTGAGGAGCAGTTAGCAGAAAAGGTAATTGATTTTGATAGAAGGATTAAAGAAGAAGATTACTTTACACCACAAATAACAAGAGATGCTTATGTNAAACATCCTGAAGCTATCCCTAATGAAGTGAAGATATTGCCTGAAGGTACTGATANTTANATCAATCAGTTNCTTACAACTAAAGACATGATTAAGAAGCTACAGGCAACAGCAGATGCCCTACAAGCTCAGATAATGGATCAGATGGGTAATGCTTCAGAAGGCAGAATTGGAGAGCATATAGTGCATTGGAAGATGCGTAACTTTAAAGCGCAACCTGAAAAAGTAGTGCCAGCTAAAGATGCTTATGAGATTAGAAGTAAGACTTTGACTATAAAGAAAAGCAAATAAGGAGAAACAAATGAAACTACAATTTAAAGAAAATAAACCTAATACACAAACTGTTCAATTTAGGATTGATCCAACGACCAATCAAAAGCTAACAGCGTTGAGAAATTATCACAATGTTAGAACTGGCGAGCTGTTAAAGAAGATGATTGATATTCACTATGAGGAATTAGGTCAAAAAGGGCAGGTTAAATAATGAATGTATTAAGCCTATTCGATGGTATGAGTTGTGGCCGCATTGCGTTAGATCGTCTTGGTATTAAAGTAGATAATTATTATGCTAGTGAGATTGATAAGTATGCAATGAAGGTTAGTGAAGCTAACTATCCTGATATTATCCAAGTTGGGGATATAACTGCATTAGATTTATCAACATTACCTAAGATTGATTTAATTATGGGTGGCAGTCCATGTCAGGGATTTAGTTTTGCTGGTAAACAGCTTGCATTCGATGATCCTAGAAGCGCTTTATTTTTTGAGTTTGTTAAATGTGTTAAGGAACTAAACCCAAAGTATTTTTTATTAGAAAATGTAAGGATGAAAAAAGAATACCTAGATGTCATATCTGAATACATGGGTGTTGAGCCTATCTGCATTAACTCAGCCTTAGTAAGCGCACAAAATAGAGTTAGATATTATTGGACTAACATACCTGGAATAGAACAACCTGAACAAAGAGGTATAGTTTTAAGGGATATATTGGAAACAGAAACTTCTGAAAATCCAGTTCCAAACACAAAAAGAAACCAAAGGCATTACAAAAATGCAGATCAAAAATCATTATGTATGACTGCAACTATGTACAAAGGTGCTGGAAATAATGGCATGACTTTGGTTCAGCAAAAACCAATTAAGGTTGGTATGAATGTTGAAGAGGTTAAGGTTAGAAAACATGAGGTTAATATACTTGGATTGCAACAATGTATTTTAGATCACTACGCTAAATGCTTTAAGGATAAAAAACAAATAGCTATAGAGCTTAATGATAAATATTCTACAGTCGAGCATTACTTTAGAAAGCTAGGTAGTGATTTCTTTTCCATACCCTCAGAAGAACATTGGCCTAAACTAAAACAAATTCTTGATATAACGACTGATAAGTTTGACGAACAGATCATGGAGTTCGAATATAGAGATGGTGTTTATGAGACTAAGCAAAGAGTTTATAGTGAGAATGGCAAGTCACCTACACTAACAGCAGGAAACTCTGAACAATACATAGAAACCCACGACACCCCTAAACAAGTAGGAACTGCTGTAGATATTAAAGGACATGACCAAATAAAAAGGGTTTATTCAGAGGATGGTAAATCATCTACGCTTACAACTTGTGGCGGCGGACATAGAGAGCCAAAGGTATTAGCTGGTGCATTTAGAGGTAGATACAATGATGATGGAACTATTAAACAACACCTAGAGCTTAGACAAGGCGGTAAAACTAATTCATTAACTACAGTACAAAAAGATAATGTGGTTGTTACATTCTCTGAAGATAGAATAAAGAAATTTAAAGAAACATTAAAAGATGATCCACAACCATCAGTAAATGGAATTATACAATTAAATAATCCAAGCCATTCAAGTGGCAGGGTTTATTCTCCAGAGGGTAAATCTCCAACATTAATGGCAGGTAATAGTGGCGGTGGAAAAGAGCCAGTTAAGATAAATGATGACGTCTACTGGCGTAAGCTCACTTGTCGCGAGTGTGAAAGGCTGCAAACAGTACCAGATGATTATACAAACCATGTAAGCAATACCCAAAGATATAAGATGCTTGGCAATGGTTGGACTATAGAAGTTATAACTCATATCTTAAAGAATATAAAAGGGCAAGTGAGGTAATGAGAGTATTTAGGTTATGGAGAGTTTACCTTTTGCCCTTACTAAGAGTATAAGGTTTTTTACGAGCTGAACAATAAAGTCTTTGCTTTATTATGAAATAAATTTTAATATAAATATGGAGAGTAATTATGGATGAAAAAAACAAAAAAGCACTTTGGATATCAGAGGAGCTACACAAAGAGATAAAAGTCTTTGCAGTTATAAACAATATGAATATTGAATCTGCAACTCAATACCTTTTAAAGCTAGGTGTATGTTCGCATGAGCTAGAGAAGAATAATGGCGCAAAATAAAGCAGCAGTAGAGAAAAGAAGATTAGAGATAGAAGCTGAGAAGCTAGATCAACAAATTGCTTATATATATATGCAAAAGGACAACAATAGTTCTTACAGGCAAATATCTTACAAAAGCGGTAGAGTTATCACTAAAACAACAACCTATAATGCCAATTAATAGTAGAACAAAAGGCGCGGCCTTTGAAAGACTAATAGTCAATAAAATTAATTCTTATCTTGAATCTAAGAATACAGATACAAGGGTTACAAGGAATTTAGACCAGGTGTTTATGAAAGGTTTAGCTGATATTTATTGGGACAACATAGCTATTGAATGTAAGAGATATGGCAAAAGTAGTAGCAATATGTATAAAAGCGCCTGGTGGGATCAAGTAGTAAATAGTGCTGGTGATAAGTTTGTACCATTGTTAATTTACAAATTTGATAGAAATAAGATTATGTGTGTTATCCCTTTATATTTATTGAGTGATAACGAAAAACCAAATTGGCAAAGTGCTTATATGTGTCCGCTATCTGATATATGTGAAAGGTTAGATGAAGTGGTTGAAAGAGCTAATGGATACAAATAGTTTTTTATACGAAGAAGATTTTGAAAATTTTTGTAGGGAGTCCTACGAGAAAATCTGCATCGCTTGTAATGTTTTAGGCATTGTAAACGATGAAGATTACTACAGCTTTAAGGAGAGATGTTATCTTAGGCTTGAAGCTGATTATATGAACAGTATTGATAAAACAATACATTAATGGAGAGTATCTATGGATATTTTAGGCGGTATGAATAATACCAATGAAGGGCAGCAAGTTTATCTTGCTTTTAAAACAGCAGATCAAAAATTCTTTGTGAATGGTGAGACACCAATAGAATTTCAATATCTGCAACTTGATCCAGCTACATTTAGAAGTGGTTGGGGTGCATATAGAGCAGCTACAGGTTTTGATTTCCATTGGGATGATAAATTTGGGGTTGTAGATGATAAGCCTGACGATGATTATAAAAGAGCATTTTCAGCTTGGGTATTACCGCAAGGACACCCACACCCTTTGCTATGGCAAAGATTCACTTATGCAGAATCAAGTGCTTTTAATAGCATACTTGGAACATTTTGGAATGAGAAGGATGCACACCCTAATCAAATGCCAGTTGTTAAGTATGTTGGTTCTAAAGCTATACAAGTTGGCATGGGCAAAAGCTCAGAGCTAACATTTGAATTTGCTAAATTTGCTGAAAGGGCAAATGAGTTTATATTACCTGCTTGGGCAGATAATGATGGTACTATCAAAAAAGATCAGGATACTGGCAACAGTAGTGTTTCTGAAGAAGATATACCATTTTAAATGCAGCAGGTAGATTGGCAAAGAATAGCGCCTGAAGTTGCTTTACAATTACTAGGTGAGCCTAATTCCAAAAAATCACATGAGTGGAGATATGGAACGCATGGCTCACTAGTAGTCAATACAGATGCTGGCACTTGGTGGGATTTTGAAAATGATCTTGGTGGCGGAATAATAGATTTAATAAAACATCTGAATCAAGAT